CAGGGCCCGTGGCTGGTGCTGACGGTAAGCACAAAGCCCGCCACCCCGTCGGTGCGCAGGTCGTAGCCCACCTCCAGGTCGCAGGTGCCGGCCGGCGGGGCGGCCTCCACCGTGAAGCGGGCAAACGGGGCGATGTGCTGGGCATAGAGGCGCACGGTCTCGCTGCCCTCGTAGCGCAGGCGCAGCAGCTGCCCGTCCTCGGCGGGCCAGGTAATGGGCTGGCCCCTGATGCGGCCCATCGGCTGGCTCGGGTCGAGGGCGCGCTCCTCCACCACGATGCGGCGCGGTGCCTCTTGGTAGAGCACGCTGCGATACGCATTGGCATCGGGGTAGTCGAGGGTGAAGAGCGTAAGCAGCGCCATACCCCAAAGCTCTGACCGTGAAGGGCCGGGCCGGAAGGGCTGGCGGTGAAAAGCGGGACAAGATACGTTTATATTAGCGCAATGAAATTATCTATACTTCCCGCGCTGCTGCTGCTGGCTGGGCCTGCCGTGGCCCAGATGACGCCACCGCCGCCCACCGAGGCCGAGCTACGGGCTAGCGGAGCCGAGTCGCCCCGCCCATTCACAGAGGCGAATGTAATAGTCAGCCACAGCACGGAGAGTGCCGAAGAAGCCTATAAAAAGGCACTGGCTACGTTGTTGGCGGCTGGGTACTCAGTAGACAGAAATGACAAGGATGCCTTTTTTATAAGCACCACTGCAAAACCCTTGCAGAAAGGCGTTTACTTAAAATTGCTTGTGGTAGCCACACCTGAAGCTACTGGCAGCGCCGTTTCCTTTCGCGGGACTTTTACTTGGCTAAGTGCTATCACAACTATGGCAAAAGTGCAGGACCGGGTTCTGCCAGTAGAATACCGTGGAACGGGCAACAATCCAGTGGCACGGGCTTGGCAGGCGCTACAGGCCGCCGCAGATGCTTTCGGCGGGCAGCAGCTAGCCTACAAACGCATCCCTTAGCGAGAGCCCAGCACCCGCCCATTGCGGTCCAGTTCCAGTTGCAGCACCCCACTGAGCGCTCGGCCGTCGGCCGTAATCACTACCGTGTGCTTGTAGGTAGCCGGGGCACTGGCGGCGGCGGGCGCGACGGTGGGGTTGAACGTGCGGCTGGTGCTGGCAGGATTGGTGGATATTCCCTTGCCTGCACCGGTGCCTTTAGTGCCTCCCGAGCCAGCGAAAGCACCTAGCGCCCCGGCTGCTATTACAAGAGCGCCGCCGGCGGCAATCTGGGCGATACCCAGGCCTTGCGCACCGGGCACGACCAAGTTGGCTGCGCCCAGCGTAATCAGATAAGCCCCGAACTGCGCCCCCAGATTGGCCAGGCTGCCTAGTATGGCCTTGCCGGCTGCTTCTAGTACATCGGTGCCCTCGCCCAGCGCCCCGCCGATAGCAGCAGCGATGTTAGTGAATGCTTGCGCAGGGAACGCCGAAAGCAGGGCCTCGGTGTTGGTATTGAAGTCGGCCTGGGCCTGCGTGAAGATGCCGAATGCCTGCTGTATTCCGCCCGTGCCCGTGGAAATACTCTGGGCCGCGTTGCTGAAAATGGCTTTGTAATCTGGCGAGACAACTTGCGGCAACTCTAAAGCGGGCGGCGTCTGCACCTTGAACTCCGGCGTTTCGAATAGCTTCTCACTGCCTTTCAATGTGCGCCCGCTCAGCAATGCATTATCGCCCAGCGTGGTGTTGAGGTTGCGCAAGTCAGCCACCAACTTCTGCACGGCCGAGCTGGCCGGCGAGAAGCCCGCGCCAATGAGCTTTTTAATGCCCGACTCGGTAGCGCTCTGCCGGTTTTTCAGGTAGTCGTATTGGTCGCCCAGGGCCAGGCTCTCGTTGGCCACCGTGCGCAGGCTTTTCTGCACATCGGCATAAGCCTTCTGCATCTCTTTCGAGGCAATACCGAGGGCGTTCAGCCGCTTGATTTGCTCTTCTAAGCTCTGAATTAGCCGGTTGCTAGCCGCGATATCGGCCTCTGTGGTAGCGGCCTCCTTGGTGGCCTTGGCATCCTTCAGCTTGGCCTCCAGCGCTGCCAGCAGCCCAATTTGCTTGGCAGCCGCCCCCGTCTGCTCGGTCAGGCCACCCAGCCGCACCCCGTTGAGGGCCTCCAGGTTGGCCCGCAGCTGCGGGAACACGGCGTTGAACTCCGTGGCCGACTTGCTGAGCGCCAAGATGGGGTTGGCCTCCTGCGCCCGCACCGTGAAGCCCAGCAGGTTGGCGATGGGGTCGATGAGGCCAAAGAACGCCTGCCGGGCCCCGGCGGCGGCCTGGCTAAAGTCGCCCGTCAGTAGGTTAGTGATACCGCTGATGCTGCCGGCCAGCACGTTGAGTACGGAGCTGACGCCCACGGCCGCCTCCCGAAACACGCTACGGAAAATAGTGGCCGCCGAAACCATGTCGCCCAGGTTGTTGCCCGCGCTGGCCCGCATCGTACTGAACGCCTCGCCGATTGCACTGGCAGCCGAGCTAGCTGAAGCCGCCAGGTCGCTGAAGAGCGTGGCGCCCTCGCCCGAGCTGAAATAGGCGGTAAGCGCATCAAAATTCTCGTAGATGACATAGGCGGCGGCCCCCACGGCCAGCGCGGCAGGAACGAGCGGGCCAAGGGCCGCCAGCGAGCTTACCCCCAGCACGCTAAAGCCGGCCGTGATGGCGGGCAGCGCCGCGCCCAGCGTGCCTACCGCCACGAGCACCGGGCCCACGGCGGCGGCGATGCCGGCCAGCCCGACGATGAGCGCCTGGGTGCCGGGTGAGAGGCCGGCGAAGGCGTTGGCGGCCCGCTCCACGAAGCTGCTGAGCCCCGCCAGGATGCCCGGCAGGTTCAGCGCTTGGCTGATGCCGTCGCCGAACTTGGCCAGGGCCAGCGTGCCGGTATCAACGAAGTTTTCCAGCTGGTTTTTCAGCCCGCCCGTCACGCCCGGCAGCTTGGCCAGCTCGTCGGTGAGCACGGCAATAAAGTCGGTGCTGCTCTTGCCCTGCTTGGCCAGGCTGGCCGAAATGGTTTCGCTGTCCACCGTGCCGTAAAGGCGCTGCAACGCGCCCGACACGGCCGGGGCGGCCTCGATGATGGGCCGCAGGTCCTGGGCCAGCACCTTGCCCTTAGCCGAGAGCTGGGCCAGCTGCACGGTCACGCGGTCGAACTCGCTTTTGCCCCCGCCGGTGGTGGCGATGGCGTTGGCGAAGGCCTTGATGCTTTTGGCCGACTGCTCGGCCGTGATGCCCACCGCCCGCAGGCGCACATCGCCCGTCACCGCGCCTTCGAAGCCCAGGCCGGGCAGCTTGGCAATTTCTTGCAGCTGGGCCATGCGGGCCGTGGTCTGCTCGGCGGCGGCCCGGATGGCGGTCAGGCCCGTCACGCCCTGCTTGCCTAGTTCCTGGAGCGTGATGGCTTCCAGGCCCTTTTTCAGGCTCTCAATCTTGCCGCTGGCCGCCACGGCCGCCCCGCTGAACAAGGCCAGCGGGGCGGTGACGTACTGCGTGAGGCTGCTGCCGATATCCTTGAGGCCCTCGCTGAACTTAACGAGCCCGCTCAGCTCCCGGCGCGCGTTGGCCATCGCGGCCCGAAAGCCCGAGATTTCGGCACCTAATACAACGGAGACGGAGGCAAGAATATCAGCCATTTGCTACAAGAGGTCTTTATCGAGGTCAGCCACGCGGGCCAGCTCAGCCAGGTATTCTTCTTCGGTGAATTGCGGGGCCGCGGGCAGGTCGCCGGGTAGTTCCATCACCTGCTGGGGGGTCTGGGCGTCGGTTTCGGGGGCGCGTAGGCCGTTGCGCACCTCGGCCAGCACCAAGCGCAGGCGCCGCAGCTTGCCTAGCTCCCGGCGGTGGTAGCCGTGGCACATCCGGTCGAATTCGGCCAGCGTAAGCTCCCAGAACTCGGCCGGATGCAGTGCTAGCTCGCCGAAGGCAAAGTTTTGGTGCTGTCCCCATTCGTCTCGTCCGGCGCTGGCTTCGGGGCTTGAGCTATCAGCGCCGATAGCAAAGGGTTGGTATCGACCTTGATGGCGGCCCAGATGGCGGCGGCAATGGCATCGCCCTCGGCCTGGGGCAGCTCATCCATCAAGTCGAGCGCATCAGCCAGACCGAACGGCTTGCGGGTGGCCCGGCGCACGGCGGCGGCCAGCAGGTGGCCGATGGTGCCCAGCAGATTGGCCGACAGGTGCGCGCCAATGTCTACCAAGTTGGTGCCGGTGGTGGTGGTGTAGTCGTGCAGCACGGCCAGGCTGAAGCGCACGGCTAGCGGCTGGCCGTTGAGGGTGATGGTAACCTCGCCACGGGCGGCGATGGGGGCGGAAGTGAGAGTCATTGGGTTGCTGAAAAAAGAGAGAAAATGGAATGCCTTTCGCCCAGAAAGCCCCGCCGGATACCGACGGGGTTTTCTGTGGCTTCAGCAAGATGTTTTAGATGTTGGCATCAACCCCTTGCAGGGTTTTGGTGAGCGGGCCGGTACCGGTCAGGCCCACTGAGCCGGTGGCGTTGCCTTTGTTGCTGCCCTTGATGTCGCTTTTGTTGATGAAGACGAAACCGCCGTAGCGGGCCGCGCCCTGCCCCGCGCCGAGCGTGGTGCGCATCAGGATTTTGCGCTTGGCAATCTGATAGTCAATCAGGTTTTCCAGGCTCACGCCGTCGGTGGCGTCGGTTTGGGCTGGGGTTGCCGCGGAGTCGTCCGTGAGCTGGCGGGCCGTCAGGTCGGCCGAGCCTTCGAAGGAGTGCTGGCCGGCCACAACCTCTTTCCAGTCGCCGGAATCGACGCAATCCACTTCGTCCATCTCCGTGGTGATGGTCAGGCTCACGCTGCCCACGCAGCCGATGCGGGTGAAGGTGTTCGAGCCGGGCGCTTTTTCGACGTAGAGGCCCACGTCCTTGCCCTTTACTACAGTTTTTGCCATTGTTTTACAGAAAAAAGATGAGAGAGAATTAGGGCAACTCCACCACGTAGTCGAGGCTGCGGAACAGGCACAGGGCGTTGGCTTCGAAGTGGTCCTGCTGGTTGTCGAGCATCAGGCTCACGCCTGGCTCCGGCTCGGCGTAGTCGAGCACGGCCCGCAGCGCGGCGGTGATGCTGGCCAGGGCGGGGTAGTCATCGGCAAACACCGAGAGCTGCACCCGGGCCACGTCGCCCAGCCGGCAGATTGCTGAGCTGCCCTCGGCCGGGCCGCCGCTGATGAGCTGGTAGTTGACGTAGGGCCGGGGCGTGTGCTGGGGCGCCTGCACCGGGTAAATCTTCACCTGCCCATCGGGCGCGGCCAGCAGGGCCGCCACCGGGGCGGCTTGGCTGAGCAGGGCGTAGATGAGCGGGCCGGGTTCCACTAGAATTTGATGCTTTTAAACTCCGATGCGATAATCTCGCGGGCCTGGTCCTTGATGCTCGCCACTACAGCCGGGTGAGTGGCATCGAAGGCCGGCCGCAGGAAGGGCTGGGCCGCAATGCCGGGGTGGTTGACCTCGGGGGCGAAGCTGCCGGCGAAGCTGAGCAGGCCCCCGGCGGCCTTGGCAGCGATGCGGT